TGGTTGTAAGATTTCAACATTTGGTGTTCCTGCATCACCCTCTGGAAACCAGAAATCCTTGCTAAATGGTATGTTTGTTTGCCCGTTTATAGAAACAGTTCCCATTCTTTCATCCCATTGAACATCATCGTGATATTCACTCATTAATTCATATACTTGTTGTTCAGCTTGACTACGAGTTAAACCACCAACAGGTATAACGAATTTTTTATAAATTGATGCTTGATTAATATTATAAAGTAATCTAGCTTGTTCAATCATTTTTAATTGATTAAAAGGTCTTATCAGATTTTCTACATATGAAGTTTCCCCATATTCATTATTATTTGAATATGAAATATAAATAACCTGAGAATCCAATAGTATTCTTCTTAATGCTGGGTTGTCAGGATGTTGTATCCATATCATCGTATTTGTATTTGGATCTGTTGCTACTATTAGAGTTATTGGATCCATTGGGGCCAAATCAATTATATTCTTTTGCTTATCATCATATACTATTTCATAAGAAATATATCCATCTATGAGAAGGTTTTTTATATAATTCCAGGCTACCTGTCCTTCATGAAAATTGAAAGTAGTAAGTAATCTAGAGAAATTTTCTTGGTATTTTTGTTTTAGTGTCTGACCGAAACTATCCGGTAAATCTCTAACATAACAAAATCTATTATTATCATCATAAATTATACATTCATCTGCTACTTGTGTTATAAAATCTTTAATTTCATCTTTAATAGAGTATTGTCTTAAAATCTTTCTTTTATCTAAATACGTTCTATCTAAATATGCAATTGATTTTTTATCAAGAAAACGTGCTATAGTTTTTTTAGTAAACAAATCATACATATTAGAACTATTAGGTTGATATAAAACATCGGTTGTTTCTTCATGTACACCTATAGAATAAGAATTTCTTATTCTCATATCATTATATTCCAACCCACCGAACATTGTAGATAAACTTCTTAATATTCTGTTAAACAAACCAAAATTCGTGGCATTGCCTTGTTGATTACCTGTATATTTGTCATAACTGGCCATTTATAAAAACTTAATTTTTATTATATATTAAAAATTTAAGGTCATCTAGGATTTTCATAAAATTTATAGTGATTCTCTATTAACCTTAATTTTTGATAGTATTCCTTTGTGTCATTATCAAAATCTTGTAAATTTTTATCATATGCTATTAAAATTTCTTTAATAATTTCTTTTTCTCTCTCTCTTTCACTTTCTTTTAAATAATCCATCATTATTTTACCATTAATCATTTTAACATCTATAAAAATAAATCTATATAAAATAGTAGTTGAGATTGTATATATCATACCTTCTCCCTTGTCCATCCCGTCTATTTTTGTATAATCAAAGGCTGTAATAGCATAATTAAATTCACCGTTATTTTTAAGAGATTTATAAACAGACTCAAAATTTATTTTCAATGGTATTTCATCATTAACAGAACCATCTCCATCATTATTCAATCTGTTTTTTTCGATTTCAGTAGAAAATGTTTTAAATAATTTATCGAAATATAATATTTTATATTTGAAAGGTAAATAACTTAGATTGACTGCATATATGATTCTTTTTTGGAGTTCTGGGCTATATCTATCGTCTATTACAAATATAGGACACCAGAGTTTATTTCCGTTATAATTATATTTAATTAAATAAAATTTACCAATAGAAATTTGATTGCGAATAGTTCGTTTTATTTGAAGATTTGGTTTTTTTAATGCTAGTTCAAATATCGTTTTAGTTGATTCTTCGACTAATATTTTCATATTGTCGTTATATTCTCCAATTAATCTATTACATAATAAACCAAAATTATCAGTCATAGTTAATTAAAATATTTTTACTTGTTTTCCGTCGAAATACTTTTCAGTCATAATCATAAAAATTAATCCTTTTTTATCACAATATTCTTTAGCCGTTTTCCATTTATTTAAATTTTTCAAATATGTTCTCAATCTATATTCTTGATTTTCTAATAATTTTGCTGTAACTCTTTTAGGCTGTTCTGGTGGAATTGTCTCGTTATATGGTTTTATTTCTATGACATTTTTTGATATACTCCCATCGAGTGCTACTATTTCGGCATAAGCATCTGGATGATAGCGCATAGTGTGCCAATTACCCTTATCATCTTTCATTTCATATGGTATAGTTATACCTTCAACATTCCACCTAATAATTCTTGGTTCATTATCTAGATAAAAATACAATTTATATTCCCAAGAACTTCTAAAGTATACCACTGAAGGGTCACCTAAATATTTTTTGGGATTAATAATATTATATTGCCCCTGTGTATATTTATGACTCATATTAGGTTTGGCTCGATATCCCATTCTTTATTTGTTTATTTTTTATATATTTTTTTAAATTGCTTAACTAATTTAAAAAATTCTTCATCTGGGTCGTATATAATTTTTTCATTTAGTAATGTATCATCATAACTATATGTCATTTTTTCAATATATCTTTTTTGTTTATTGAATGCTTGTTTTATAGCTTCTTTACTAAGTTTTATATATTTAATAAAATTATTTTTTAAATACATCTTTCTAACTAGAATAGTATTTAATTAAATCTTCTTTTTTAATTATACCCATATTATATATTATATTAAATTGGTTTGTTAAATTGGGTAATATCGCATTATCTTATCTTCTATATGAACTTCTACTAAACTAAAGATTTAGTGGTTTTCTTTGATAATTCTTAATAAAAAACGATTATAATTCTTTACTTTCATTTATATTTAAAATAATTTTAATTTCTTTTTTATTATAATTTCCATTTTATTAAAATCTTTATAAGGTATTCTTATTAGATATATATTATTTTTATAACAAAAGTCGTTTTTAATAGAGTCCCTTCTCTGCGTGTCTTTTAAACCACTTTCTCCACCAAAAAAATTGAAAGATTCATAATGCTGAATGCCATCAAACTCTATACATGTATTTAAATCAGGAATGTAAAAATCAAATTTCAAATAGTCTTTATCTTTACATCCTTCAAACTTTTTTTGAGGAACGTATTTCATATTAAAAGATTTTAATATTCTTTCCGCTTCATTCTCTCCCTTGGATTCTTGACATTTAGGACATCCACTTTTTCTATTTATAAAATTATTATATGATACTTCCCAATTAAAATTGCATTTATTACATTTTAAGTATATTCTTGTATTGGAAGTTTTTTTAAAAATAAAAGGTTCAATTAGTTCATAATTCATTTTTTTACATCTCTGTTGTACTTTCTCCTCGGCTTCACTCTGAGTTAATTTTAAAACCTTAGCACATTTAGCACATCCTTTTTTATTATTTATAAAATTTGAATACTTCGATTCCCATTCGTGTCCGTCTATATTACAAATTAATTTTAATTCAGAGGAGTTGTTGATATGAATGTATGATTCTCTTAAAGATACGTTTAATTCTTTTAATCTTTTTAAGATATTGCTTTGTATTTCGTTTTCATATAATACATGTTTACTACATTTAAAACATCCAGTTCTATTATTAACAAAATTTTTATAAGATGTTTCCCATTCGTGTCCGTCTATATTACAGAACAATTTAATTCTAGATGAACAATTTTTATAAATAAACGGTTCTCTTAAAGAAGCATCTATCTCCTTCAGCCGTTTCTCTACTCTGTCTTGTGCTTCTTCTTGATAAATGATTTGACCTGCACATCTAGGACATTTATTTTTTGCGATTATGAGCCTATCATAATTAGAATACCACTCATGTCCATCCACGTTACATTTTAATTTAAATTTAGTTTTAGTATTCTTATATGATAAAGATGATAATAAAGAAGCATTTATTTCTTCTAATCTTTTATTTATTATTGATTGTACTTCATCTATGTTTCTCTTAAACATATTATTAATTATATATTATGAAATCCTTCACCATCGTTACAAGAGTCTAAACTTATCATAGTAACCTTGTCTTGATTAGTTTTTTTATTGGTTATATCATTATATCCCTGTACCATTCCTCGTTTAAAGATTTCAGAGAAATAGGGTAGAGCCATTCTATATTTTTTTTCATTAAAATTCATCCATTTTTCAAACATACACAACAAACCTGTTTGAAGACAATCATTTTTATCATCTTGTGTTTTGTATGAGTAGTTTTTAAGACGAATCATATTTTCGCCTATGAGAATAAACATTCTTTCTGCCTTCTTGGTAAGAAGACCTTTTCCTTTACTTAGGACAATTTCGTAGAATAAATCATTATCATCTATATAATTTGCCATTACATCTTATTTATTTTTTGGGTAAAAAGGTAGTACTATTGAATTTATGGCTAAGATGGTATATAATTAGTGCTCTAAAGTGCTTGATGTTTCTATAATGTGTCTATAATGCCCGATGTTGCTGTTAAGTTTATATTATCCTTATATTTATTGAGTTTCAAAAAGTTTAAAAAAATATGCCCATATTCGAATAAAAATATGGGCATATTAAAAATTAATCATAGATTATCTAACCATAGATTTTCTATATTGGGTCTTTTGGTTTTTTATATTATTTAATTCTTTGTATAAATTGTGTCTATGTACAAGTAAGTTATCAAAAGTTAACTTTAATGATTTATCAGATTCCAATAAACCTTGTTCGTTTTTGAGTTCATCGATAGCTTCATTTACATCTTTAATTTTTAATTCAATAGATTTTTCTTTATCTTCTAACGTTTTCAATTGCTTTAATTCTTTTGAAAGTTTATTTTCGAAGAAATGTGTTAAATCGTAGTCTAAATCTTTCTTTACATCGTTTATTAATTCATTTACAGATTCATAAGCATAAAAACTACTGCCAGTACGAATATCTTTGTTATATAAATACATTTTGTTTTTATAATTGAAAGCATATGATTCCAAATAAGGATTAAGAACGTTAGTGATTTTAAGAGCAATGTCTAGTTCAACCAAATTGTTAAGATTTTCCTTTAATGTGTTAATCAAAACAAAATAATCTCTTTTTAAATAAGGAATGATAGGTGAATTGAAAATGTTTTCTAGAGTTGTTTCAGCATCAAGTTTTTCTTCATTGATGAACATCGATTTATCGTTTCTTGTTGAAAGGCTAAGTTGCACGTTTTCGTCAATTTTAAAGGTGATTTTGTCATTTTCAATAGATGAAAGTTTCATACATTGTTCTAATACTCTGATCTCTTTAATTTTGTCTTCATTTTCAATATAATCTTCTGCTAATACCTGTTTAACTTCTTTCTCGTCTATCATAAACCATCTATCTGCCACAAAAGCCATATATCCATTATCTATTTTTTCTACGATAGTGAATACTTTCTCGCCTTTACCTGAATTCGACATATTTTGTCTTTCCATAGGTGATTTTGTTAAATTAAATACAAAGCTCTTAATTTGAGGAACCCAATCATAAATTCTAAGTTCGTTTAAGATGGCTTCCATCCTTGAATCGTCACTTGGCTTGTTTATAATTTCTAGTATAACATTTAATGGCTGTCTATAAAGCATACCTTGATTTTCTCTTTCTACTCTTTTGTATAAATCTTTTAATTCGTATATAAGTGGATAAGTTTGCATTTCTGCGTCTAAACTTTCTAAAAATATTTTAACGTCTGAATCGTAGGTATATTTTAAAAGTTTTTCATTTACAGATTTTACCAATTCCTTTTCTGAGAAATTATCATAGTTAATGATAAAACCTTCCACTAAACTCGAAATATCAGATTGTTCGAAAGCTAATCTGTTCTTGAAATTGAATAATTCTAATTTAAAATTTTTCATAGTTGTTTATTTATTTTTTATTTTTATTTTTTATATAGATAATCGTAATATTCTTGTCCTAGTTTAGTTAATTTTCTTGTGTGATAATCTTGATCAATCAAACCAAGTTCAACTAATCTAGTCACCTTTGGCATTATATCAAAATCATGTAACCACGTGTCTCTTTTAAAGAAATTTTTTAAACCTAATGGTGTATAAACTTCTTCATTATCTCCTATTTTTCTAATTATTTCTTTATCTTCATCAGAAATATTAAAACTAAAATTAATACTATTTCTAGTAAAAACATGATCATAATCATATGAAAATTTTTCATTTATTGGTGAAAAATTTGAATTTTCATTTATATTTAGTCTTTTTAAATGATTCATAATTTATATTTTTTTTATCTTTTAATAGTACCATATACTTAAACATCTATCTATTTCTTCTTCTAATAATATCAGAGTATCATTATTAAACGATTGTCCTTCTGGTCCTTCTTCATTGTTAATTATCTTATGTCTAAGATCTTCTATTTTTTCAAGAACTCTTGTTTTGATTAACTCTTCACGATCATTTAGGGCTTCTTCTAGAATGAGAGTTTTTAGATGTTTCATATCTTTTACATTTTTAAATTTTTTGATACAATATAGTATTATATATTCATATAAAATACTCATTTTTTTCTATTTTTAAGAAATATAATCATCTATATCCTCGAATGAAACTTCTTCGACATAGTCATATTTATTTATAAGATCTTTTATAATATCATCAATAACATATTCATTAGAGTATTCTTTTAAATCCTCAATAGAGTATCCACTAATTGGAATAATACTCCAATTAAAATCATAAATAAGTTTAATAACAGATTTTTTATTCTGTTCTTCGATGAAGATATAGTAATTATTGTTATTGGATAACATATTATAAAGATTTTTTCTTTATATATTTTTATCCTAATTCGCAAAAATCATACTAGGTGAGGTATAACTGAAAATTATAATTGAAAAATTATCATTTTTTTTAACACTATATTGATTGAATTTGTAATTTTTGTATTCTGTCGCGTTAAGGTATTTCATTATGCTTATAACCTGTGAGTTGTCGGCTGGCGGGGTTTTATAGTATAATTTTAGGATTTTTTCTTTGAAATCATCTTCTATTTCAAGAATGTTATCAGCAATATCCTTATACCTGGACGACTTGATAATACTGTCCATATTGGAATATTTATTTTTATTATTTTTAATAACTCGAGTAAAATTTTTTAATCTACTTTAGTAGTTCCACCATTAGTATCATTTAATATAAATCTAGGATGTCCTGGTATCCCAAATCCTGGATAACTAGCTAATCTACCAGTACTAGGGGTGTAATAGCATAAAGTATCAACAGATGGGTATAATTTTAAGTTTAAAGGTTTTAATGTAATAGCAATAGTACCATTCATGATTTTTCCATTTTCTATATATGCAGAATCTCTCATAACTTGTCTTGCTTTATACAACCAGTTATTTTTAATAGCATACTCAATATACGCATTTTGATCACTATCTTCGGATGTATATATTCTATCCATTAATATTTTAGATTCTATCTTTTCATTTCCAACTATTTCAATTGGTTTTTTCAAACCATTCCAAACAATAGCTCTACCCTTAATTTTGGTTTTTGATTTGTCTGAAAATAAAACGAGTAACTTGACTTTTTCTGGATTTTTACAATAAATATCTAAAAAATTCTGAGCATAATCATATCTCATACATGAACTACCCATTGAACCTTTTACGGCTTTATAATTATTTTCATTATACCAATATCGTATTTCTTCACCTTGCGCTAAATAAAAATCACTAAAACCAGCGGTTATTTTTCCTTTATAATCATTAACAAATAATTCCACTTGTGCGGGTGAAAATTTACCTGGAAATAATTTATTTACAATTTTACCTATTGATAATTCTTGTCTGAGTCTACTTTCATACACATCGGTCATTTGTGGTGTTTTCAGAAATCTATCACAAGGGAGATATGATAATTTATCACTCTTATCCTTATCATCTAAATTACAGTCTAAAAATGATATATCATGATTTATGTGATTTTTATAATCAGATAAAATTTCTATAGCTATATCTGATTTTATGTTGGAGAGTAATTTTATCAATTTGTCCGAAAGAATTAATGGATATGTATTATCATTAGCTTCTAATATAAAATTATTATAATTAGTTATTAACATAAATTTATTGTTTTTTAACGGTCGTGAGATAGTCTTTTTTTACTACCACCTGTATTATGTAATTGATATCTTTCCAAAAATTTATCATCCATCATAGCTGGTCTACCCCGAGTAGAGGATAATCTTCCGGTTACTGGTGTATAATAGCATAATGTGTCCACATATGGATAAGAATTAAATTCACCATGAACTTTAAGTCTTGTTGTTATTGATTTATTACAAACTTCACCATTCATGATAAATGAATATATTTCTTTTTGCTGACTTGGTTTATACCACCATCCTTTTTCCTTAGCATAATTTATAAAAATATTAACATCTGACTCGTTTGTGTAGTATATTCTATCTAAAAATACACCCTTAGATGGATTTGTAGGGTCGTCTGCTACGTAACAATCAAACCATACAATGGCTCTTGCTCTTAATTTATTATTTTGATCTGTCATTATCAACATACCAACTTGATTAACATTTTTTGTATAAATATCAAAAAACGGTTGTTTTTCTGCCTGTTTTAAACAAGATTTCATTAAAGTTGTTCTGGGATCATTTTCACCCTCAGCTATATCATTTCTATCAATTAAATCTGGTGTTGGATTGTAATATGTTTTTACGTGATACCAATATCTAATTTCTTCTCCTCTAACAATCTTTAAATCATAATTAAACACATCGAGTTGTGCTCTATATTGATTGACAAATTCCTCCAATTCTTTTGTTCCTCTATAGTCTGGTAATAATTTTGCTACAAAGGTTCCTATACCCATGAGTTGCCTATATTTTTCACCCCATATTACACTATTTTCTTTTGGATTTATTAAATCATCTTCTGTGACTCCCTCAATTCTAGTAACTCTATTTACAGCTATAATCGAAATATTATTAACATCCTTAATTTCTATATATGAAAATTGAAATAATTTTTCACTTTCACATAATTTTAATAGTTTTTTTGATATATCTGAATTTATTACAGTTAGTAATTTTTTAAAAGATCTGGATAGAAATAAAGGTAACTCTTTTAAATTATTTGTTTCCAAACTTTCAAAATAAAATTTATTAAATTGTTTAATATTCGCCACTTTTATTTTTAATTATTTTTTAATCTATATTTTGAGTTCTACCATCAGTAGTATTTAATAAATATCTGTGTGTATGTATTTGTTTACCTTTACTATCAGTTATCGTTACTGGATTACCTGGGGTTGAGCCTAATCTACCGGTTTGTGGATTATAATATTTTAATGTATCCATATAAGGATATAATTTATGACTTTCAGGTTTAAGTTGTATTGCCATAGACTTATTTATTTTAGTATCTCCATCTATGTAATATTCACATTGAGCAGTTTGTTCATATTTATGAAGCCACCCTTGATTTTTTGCATATTTCTTAAATAATTCAACATCAGGTTGTTTTATTGTATATACCCTGTCCATGAACCACCTTGTTGGTTTCATATTATCATCACACGGTTTTCTTAGTCCTTTCCAAACTATGGCTCTTCCTATTAATTTGTTTTCTGAATTCGTGAGTATTAATAAAGAGCATTTTTCAGGATTTTTTGCATAAATATCTAAGTATGGTTGACAATTTCTACCTCTTTCTTCTGTGACACCATCATATCTCATACATGATCCTAATAATCCACCTCCTCTATCCCCGCTGGATTCTCTATAATACTGTGAAACAGCATACCAATGTCTAACATCTTCGCCTGATACTAATTCGAACCTATCATATGCTGTTAATGAAAGGATCTCAGATTTAAATTTAGCAACAAATTTATCGATGGCTACTGCATTAAAACTGTCATCAGATATTTTTGTAATAAAAGAACCTATTCTAAGTTCTTGTCTACCTTTCGCTGTCCATAAAGGAGTATTATCACCTAAATACACATCAGCTTCCTGTTGTGTATTCCACCCCATTTCTTTCCATGCTCGTTGGGCTGGTAAGAAAGACACATAATCTTGTTTTTCCTTTACTATATCAATATATGAAAATTCAAAATAATTGATATCTTTTTCATTTATATTGAATATATAATCTACTACCGCTTTACATTGATAGTCTCCGGTGTCATATACGCTTTGAAGTATTTTTCTAAAATCTGGAGAAATAAATAATTTTAATTTTTTCTTTTCTCCTTTAGCTTTAGTGGCTGGTACTTCGTCACCCATGCTTTCTTTTAAAAAATTGCTATAAGGTAAAACTATACTCATGACTTATTATAATTTAATTTTTGTTTTTGTTTATATTTTTTTACAATCGTGTTTTACTACCATCTTGACTTTTTAACGAAAATCTCTGGAATTCCTTAGACGGATTATTAGGATCTCTTGCTGGATTTCCAGCTGTTGATGCTGCTCTTCCGGTCGAAGGAGTATAATACGACATTGTATCAACATACGGATAATACTTATAATCAATTGGTTTTAAACGAGTTGAAACCGAAGTAGTTTTTCTAACTCCATTTAAAAGAAATTGATCCCCTTGTTTATATATCCAACCATGTTCTATTGCATATTTTTGATAAGTTGCTGGTATTTGTGGTTGAGCGGTTACATAATAAACTCTATCTAACAATGTAAAAGGATTTCTTTCTTCTGCTGTATCACCACTTGGTTTAATTAAATTATTCCAAACCAATGCTCTTCCTATAATAACCTTTGGATTTTTTTCACTATGACATATTAACAAACCACATTTTTCGGGATTGTTGCAATACATATCAAAATATTTTTGAGATTTTTCTTCTTGCATACAAGAAGTTAATGAACTTTCCCAATGTTTGTTTAGATACCAATATCTAATATCTTCACCATGTACTACTTCAAATCTTTTTTCTTGTTTTTCATCAATATCTATTTCTGGACGATAACGATTGTAAAATCGATCGATATCCATGTTGGTAAAAACATTTGGAAATAATTTATTGATAATTTTTCCCCAATTCATATGTTGTCTAAGTTTGGATGTCCAAGCTTCTGGAATTTCTTTATTAAAATTTTCTTCATCAGTTAATCTATCCAATCTATCAGACGGTAAATATGTAGCCCCTCTACTATCATCTTTATCAATATCCAAATAAGTAATGTCTGATATATTACCTTTATTATCTAGAATAGCCTTAGCAATAGGTTCTGATATAATTTTGTTTAAAATAGCATTAAGTCTGGGTGATAACATCAAAGGTGCTTCGTCATCCTTTGCCTCGTTTATCATATAACTGTTGAATTTTAAAATGTGTTTATTTTCCATCGTGCAAAGTTATTAAATTTTATTGTTATATATAAAGTTTTTTTTCTGGGTTTTTTTAAAAATTATCATTATATTATCCTTTTTAAGGAGTATGTTTTATATAAAATTTTATTGTTTCATTAGGTGGTATTGAAAAAGTATATCTCATGAAATAATAATTATGAATCCAAGAATTTACTATGCCAAAATTTCCACCATAATAACCAGTGCCTACATCTGTATTTGTAACTGTACCAACTTGAATCCATGTCCCACTGTCTCCAATTTTAAATTTAATAACTTCCCCATATTCTTTTGGATAACCTAATACCAATTTATTTGTTAAACCACTTGGTGTCATTAATATCATTTTTTCTCCTTGATTCTCAACTATTTTACCGTTCTGTATTTTTTTTGCATCTGGCGAAACA